AGTATTGGAACGCCCAGTACATGCAGCAGCCCACGGCCGAGAACTCCGCCATCGTGAGCAGGAAGATGTGGCGCATATGGGACGGTGATGAGCCCCCGCGCTGCGACTACATCATCCAGAGCTGGGACACGGCGTTTGAAGTGAAGAACAACTCGGACTATTCCGCGTGCACCACATGGGGCGTGTTCTACAACGAGGAAGAGGGCGATGCGCCGCAGGTAATCCTGCTGGACGCGTTCAAGGACCGCATGACGTTCCCGGACCTCAAGGCCACCGCGCTCAAGCACTGGAAAGAGTGGGAGCCCGACGCGTTCATTGTGGAGAAGAAAGCGGCCGGAGCGCCGCTCATCCAAGAGTTGCGGGCCACCGGGATTCCGGTCCAAGAGTTCAGCCCCAGCCGGGGCAACGACAAGCTGGTGCGTCTGAATGCTGTTGCGGATTTGTTCAGTTCGGGTAAAGTCTGGGCACCGGACACGCGCTGGGCGCGGGAAGTGATCGAGGAAATGGCTGCGTTCCCCGTTGGGGAGCACGACGACTTCGTGGATACGACCACCCAAGCACTGCTTCGATTCAGGCAAGGCGGCTTCATTTCGCTGGACTCAGACGAGAAGGATGACCGCATATACACCCGCCGCAGGGCGGCGTACTATTGACGAAAGCTGACACATGGCCACGAACATTGACAAAGCACTCTTCCAGCAACCTATGGGCATCGACGCCGCAGGCGCAGACGAATCCCCCATTGAGATTGAGATCATTGACCCCGAAGCGGTGCACATCGACATGGGCGATATTGAGATCGACATCGAAAAAGAAGAACCCAGCGTTGAGGACTTTGACGCCAACTTGGCCGACTACCTTCCCGAAGGTGCCATGGCGACCATGGTCAGTGACTTGGCCAGCGACATCGACAACGACAAGAACTCCCGCAAAGAGTGGGAGAAGGCGTACGTCACCGGGCTGAAGCTGCTGGGCTTGCAGATCGAGGAGCGCACAGAGCCTTGGGACGGTGCGTCTGGCGTGTTCCACCCCATGATCACGGAAGCTGTTGTAAGGTTCCAGTCAGAAACCATCACCGAGACGTTCCCTGCACAGGGCCCAGTTCGTACCAAGATCATGGGCAAAGAGACCCCGGCAAAGAAAGAAGCCGCTGCCCGGGTGCAAGATGACATGAACTTCCAGCTCACGGAGGTCATGCAAGAGTTCCGCCCAGAGCACGAGCGCATGCTGTGGAGCCTCCCGGCTACGGGTTCCGCCTTCAAGAAGGTGTACTTCGACCCGAGCATCGGCCGTCAAACGTCGGTGTTCATTCCGGCCGAGGACATCTTGCTGCCCTACGGCACCTCGGACATCCAGACTTGCTACCGCGTCACGCACGTCATGCGCAAGACCGAGAACGAGATCAAGGAACTGCAACAAGCGGGCTTCTACCGCGACGTGGACATCGGCTCCCCAGACAAAGCGATCGACGAGATCAACAAGGCCAAGGACAAAGAAACCGGGTTTGCTGATCTGAACGACGAGCGCTTCACGCTGCTGGAGAGCCATGTCAAGCTGGTCATCAAGGACGACCCACTCAGCGACGCAGATGACGATGGCGAGGCTACCGGCCTTGCGCTGCCATACGTGGTGACATTCATCCGGGGCACAAACACCATCTTGGCCATCCGCCGCAACTGGGACGAGGGCGACGACCTGCACCTCAAGCGCCAGCACTTCGTCCACTACCAATACATCCCCGGCTTCGGTGCGTACGGCTTTGGTCTGTTCCACCTGATCGGCGGCTTTGCCAACTCGGCCACCAGCCTGATGCGCCAGTTGATTGACGCTGGTACGCTGTCAAACTTGCCGGGCGGTCTGAAGTCCCGTGGTCTGCGGATCAAAGGAGATGACACCCCGATCGCCCCGGGCGAGTTCCGCGACGTGGATATTGGCTCCGGTGCGTTGCGTGACAACATCTTACCGCTGCCTTACAAGGAACCTAGCCAGACCCTGTACAGCTTGCTGAACACGATCGTGGAAGAAGGCCGACGCTTTGCCGCGACGGCTGACATGAAGATCAGCGACATGGGTGCCAACGCACCGGTGGGCTCCACGCTTGCTTTGCTGGAGCGCCAGCTCAAAGTGATGACGGCCGTTCAGGCCCGGGTGCATTTCACGCTGAAGCAAGAACTCCAGTTACTGGCTGCCATCATCCGCGACTACACCGACGACGAGTACACCTACGAGCCGGACGGCGAAGAAGGTCCACGGGCCAAGAAGAGTGACTACCGTCACGTTGACATCCTGCCGGTGAGCGACCCGAACGCAGCCACCCTCTCCCAGCGCGTGGTGCAGTACCAAGCTGTGATCCAGTTGGCTCAGTCAGCCCCGGACATTTATGACCTGCCCAAGCTGCATCGCGGCATGCTGGAGGTGCTGGGCATCAAGAACGCAGACAAGTTGGTGCCGCTGGATGAAGACCAAAAGCCCACAGACCCTGTGACGGAGAACCAGAACGTGCTCAAGGGCACACCCATAAAAGCGTTCCAGTACCAAGACCATCAGGCCCACATTCAGGTGCACATGTCAGCCATGCAGGACCCCGTCCTCATGCAGTTGATTGGTCAGAATCCCCGCGCCCAAGCGATGCAGGCTGCCATGATGGCCCACATTGCCGAGCACGCAGGCTTTGCCTACCGCCAGAAGATCGAGCAGCAGCTCGGTATGCCGCTGCCTCCAGAAGGCGAGCAGTTGCCGCCGCAGATCGAGATCGCCCTGTCGGGCATGATGGCCCAAGCCGCCCAGCAAGTGCTGCAGGCAAACCAAGCGCAAGCCGCTCAGCAGCAAGCCCAGCAGCAACAGCAAGACCCTGTGGTTCAGATGCAACAGCAGGAGCTGCAGATCAAGCAAGGCGAGCTGACCCTGAAAGAAAAGAAGCTGGAGATCGACGCCGCCACCAAAGCCGACGAGCTGGAGCTCAAGAAAGCTGCGCTTCAAGGCAAGCTGGAGCTGGACGGCTTCAAGGCAGGCCAGCAGGCTACGCAGGCAGAGAAGAAGCTGCAGGCCGACCAAGAACGAGAAGGTGTCCGCATGGGCATCGAGATCGGTAAGAGCCGCGAGCAAGCGGCACGTCCACAACCACCACGAGGTAACACCAACAAATGATCGCTGAATTCGCACGCGTATTGCGCGAACAAATACGCACCGACATGAACAACTACGCCGATGACTTGGCGGGTGGGGCGTGTCGCTCCTTTGACGATTACCAAAAACTCTGCGGCGTGATTCAAGGTCTAGCCACCGCAGAGCGTCACCTCCTCGACCTTGTACAGAAAGTAGAGCAATCAGATGAGTGAAATCATTCTGCCACCGGGCATCAGCCTGCCAAAACACATCCAGCCCATTGAGTCCCCAGACTCTGAGGCTGACAACGAAACCAAAGCATCGGCACTACCCGTCCCCACGGGATACAAGCTGCTGTGCATCGTGCCCGAGGTCGATGAAAAGATCGCCGGTACGAGCCTCGACCTTGTTCGAGATGCCGCGACCCTTCGAGCGGAAGAACACGCCACCACGGTGCTGTTTGTGATGCGGGTCGGACCAGACGCGTACAAAGACCCTGCCAAGTTCCCATCGGGCGCTTGGTGCAAAGAGGGAGACTTTGTTCTCGTGCGTACCTACACAGGTACGCGTTTCAAGGTGTTTGGTAAAGAGTTCAGGGTTCTGAACGACGACCAAATTGAATGTGTTGTGCAAGACCCTCGCGGATACACCCGCGCATAAGGAGCAGAAATGAGTGAGTTCAAATTCCCAGACGAACTTGACGACAACGTCCAAGTAAACGTCTCAGCCGACGACGATGTCGAGATTGAGATCGTTGACGACACCCCGGAGAAAGACCGTGGCCGTAAGCCACTGGATCGGGAAGTTGCCGACCCCACAGATGACGAGATCGAGAGCTACTCTGACGGCGTGAAAAAGCGCATCAAAGAGCTGACGCATGCCCGTCACGACGAGCGCCGGGCCAAAGAGTCCCTCCTGCGCGAGAAGCAGGAACTCGAACGCCTTGCCCAGCACATGGTGGCAGAGAACAACCGCCTCAAACAGTACGTCAACACGGGCACTGAGCACTACGCTGCGTCGCAGCTGCAGATTGCAGAGACCGAAGTGGAGAAGGCCAAGCGCCAACTCAAGGAAGCGACCGAAGCGTTTGACACAGATGGCGTCGTTGAGGCACAAGCTGCCCTGATGGATGCCAAGATGAAGGTGCAGGCTGCAAAAAATTTCAAGCCTACCCCTTTACAGGTTGAAGAAACTGATGTACAAACTCAACAAACGCAAGTACCCCGTCAGGAACTGGACGATAAGACTGTCCGCTGGCAGGCAAAAAACCAGTGGTTCGGTTCACCGGGGTACGAGGAAGTCACCAGCTTTGCACTAGGGCTGCACCAAAAACTAGTCAACTCCGGGGTTGATCCCCGCTCTGACGATTACTTCGAGCGAATCGACGCTCGCATGAAGTCCACGTTCCCTGAAGTTTTCGGTGGGGCTGAAGACAAGCCAAAATCCGGCGACGTACCCAAGCGACCTACCTCGGTTGTTGCACCGGCGACTCGTTCGACTGGAGCAAGAAAAGTTCAACTGACCCCTACGCAGATTGCGTTGGCAAAGAAGTACGGACTGACCCCGCAGCAATACGCTGCTGAAGTAGCAAAACTGGAGAAATCGAATGGCTGAAACA